TCTATAACATGGTCCCTCGGCCCTGATATTTGCTGATAGGTGATCGCCGGCATCGCGGCGCCCTGCGGAACGACGTTTGGATATACCCGCGAGGCGATAAGCGATTCGATTGTCGCATCGCCGGTTATGATCGCAAACAGTGCCGTCTCGATAGTCGTATCATCGCTGTCGACTACCTTGATTGTACTTATACCCGATGGCGGCGATTCAATACCGGCAACGGTATCGGTTGCGTAAAGCTCATACCATTTGCCGGCTGTAAGGCCGGTCTGGGCAATATCTCCGCTGCCCGAGCGGCTTTGGCCGGCGGTCCAGGCGGTGGTATATTTGACGCGGTAATAAAGCTGGATGGTTCCGGTACCGGTAACGGAAACGGTGATACCGTCCTGATCACCGTTATCGGCAACCGCCGAAATTACCGGGGCAGCCGGAGTGGTCAGCTCATAGAGCACACCGCCCGTAGCAAGCGCAACCGGATTGTCGGCTAATATTGTCATATCAGTACCACCACTGTCTTTTGCGGAGTCGTTGCCGAAGGCGTCACTTCAAGGATTACCGTTTCGCCATCGTCCGGATCCAGAACCTCGTACGTCCCCGATTCGCCGGATTTGTCCTGCCACTTACCGGCGAACCAGGCGGCGCATATCTTCATCAGTTTTTCAAACGTCCACGTGCCGCCTTCTGTGATGCCGGTATCGGACATAATCGCGTTGGCTCCATTTACAACTAAATTATCTGTTCCCAAAACAAGAGAATTATAGACAACTGCCGGTAATATCATAAAATCTTCCCACACCGGCAATGCCCCTGATTCTGAGATTGTCAGGCGCAAACGACCTACTGTATTTGTGTCCGTTCCGTCCAGCGGCAACGCATAATATCCGTTCTCATCATGTACAAGCGTTCCTGCGGCATTACGCTGGGCAAAATCACCACCATTTTTTGAGAGTCGTATATCCGGTTGAGTTATAGTCAGACCGGTTTCCGCCGTCTTGCCGTCCGTGTCGTCAAGAAACGGCCCGACCGGAATCGTAACCGCCGTGCTTTGTTTCAAAAATACCATTTTAACCTGCTCTCCTACTTTTATAATATTTCATCAATCTTGGCATTACTGCGTTAAAGTACGCTTCATATACCTTGGCAGAATCAACTATCATATAATGCATAAAAGATAGCCGCATTTTTGAAATGACCTTGGCTTGTCCTGAACTACCAGGAATAACATCTTTTTCAATCCAAGTTTTATCAATATATGTCCCGATATAGATTTCGTGATAACCACCTTCGTAATAAACTTCGACTTTTATAAAAGGAAGGGTTGGAAACCAATAGACATAAAATCGAACTCTATCACAAAGTAAGGGTGAAACTGTTAATTCGACGGGGGAGTCATAAACAGGTTCTGATGTTGCAGGCCCTAAGGCATACGTTGAAAGTTCTTCATCATACGCATTTGGAATATTTGACCAACCTGTACCACTGCCGCCTGTAGGACTTTTCCATCCCATAGCTACACTTCCACATCAAATTCGAGTGAATCTTTAAGCTGTTCTTTTACTATCACATCTTTGGTCATCTGTTCTTTAGCCTGTACAGCCACTATCCCGACAGCGGCCTTCACACTTTCAACCGTAAAAGGATAATCAACTACCACTCCGTATGTCGGAAGATGCGGAAATTCCGGGAAAGTAACGTCAATCTGTAAAATATCCTTGTTCGATACATCGCCCTCAGCATCCATCACCTGCCGGACGTAATGATGTATTTGATTATATTGTATTTTAGCTAACATTAGTGCCTCCTCTCGGATACGGCATTATAAGTTGTGTTTCCACTATACATCTCCATTGGCTTCGTTGGCCAAATCGGCATCGAGTGTAAATAACTCTTTTTTGAGTCGCTTTGTCGTTGCCTCTGCTTCGGCTGTGCTGATTTTTTTCTTTTGCAACTTATCGGCTAATAACTCGGCCTCATTCAGGACGCCGAGAAACAGCATATTTATTCGCCGCAATTCGTTACTCATTTTTTTTAACCACAGATTTCACTGTTTTTTTTTGCCACTAAGACACCAAGCCACTAAGTTTTTTGATATATATTTCTTTGTGTCTTTGTGCCTTCGTGGCTAACTTTTTTTCCTACTGTCTACTGACTTCTGTTTTCTGTATTCTGTTTTTACAATGCCATAATAATTTTTGCTAACGCCAAACTGATTCCGCTGCCTGCGATACTGCATCCGATACAAACACCTACGAGAAACCACTTACTGCCCAGTAGTGCCTGGCCGTGCGGGCAGCTTTTTATATGCTCGACAATTACTTCTTTGTTTACAGCAAAGGCCAGCTCTCTTGCGACGAGCTTGACCCACTCTTTATCTTCTTCTGTCATTGTCATTTTTCTTTCCCCACTTGTTCGATACCTTTCCTTAACTCGGCGGCAATTATCTGCTCGGCGTTTTTCTTTTCCGCATCGAACGCCGGCCTCATAAATGGATGCGGCGGCATCTTCGAGGTCCCGAACTCGACAAAAGCACCGTAAAACTCATCGCCCTTAAACCAGCCCTCGCTCGTAGCCACCATAACACCGTGGCTGTACCTGCGCTTTTTCAGGGCGCGTATTTTCAGGCTCTTTTTCAAGGCCCCGGTCGGAGCCGGAACCAGTGCCTTTGCTCTGGCCAGTATCGGCCTGGCTCCCGCCCGCAAAGCCCGCATAACGCTCTTACGTGCCAGCTTCGGCTCCATAGAGAGCAGCTTACGCTCAAGCTCTTTTGCCCCTTCGATTTTTATATTCATATTCATCAGCCGACCTCACTGCACATCAAAACAAGTTCCCTGTTTCGTTCATCAGTATCGAGAACCGCTGTAATCTCAAACGTCCTGTCGCCGAAAACAACCCTGCCCTCGACGGTAATATCTGAGTTGTAACGAATCGTGACCCTGTGATTCGTCTCGGCGCTTATCTGTTTGGCATGCTCGAGCTCCCGGCCCTGTAACGGCTCAATCGAGGCCCATACGGTCGCGTAGGTGGTATAGCTTTTCACGGCCTGACCGTAACCATCCTGGTTTTCAGTCAGCCCTTGAAGCTTAACTCGATGTCGTAATTTACCTGCCTGCATTAAAATGTCCTGTCCATAGATAACAGTGATTTGACCGCCATAGGCACTTCTTTGAGTGCAATCTCGCTCATCGCCTCTCTGTGTTCATACAGGTGCGATACTAACAGCTTAATCGCCGCCTTAACACTTTCCGGTACCGTTGCCGCCGTTGCACCGTAGCCGGCCTTATAGATTATCTCGATGCAGTGATGGATGTCTCTGACAGCCGGCCACGACTGGTTATACGCTAATGTTATAAGTCCCGGCTCGCTGGTCGTATCGACGTCGTAATAACTGTCAGAAAGCGTCTGCTGGTCTCCGGCGGTATCGTAATATTTTATTGTAGTTACACTGATAAGCGGCGGCCTCGGCAGGGCAATTGTATTGCTGAACGCATCGAGCCTTGCCGTTATGGACTGTTCGATAAAGGCCCTGTTCTGAAAACCCTCGCACCATTCGCGAGCCACTTTAATCAGCGAAGTAATCAGGTCATCATCGTCCGTGCCGTCGATACGCAGATGAAGTTTGGCCTCTGTTAGTGTTACCGGCTCGATTGTCGGTGCTGTCGATACCTTCCAGTCCATTATTTAACCTTTTTCTTTTTCTTTTTCTTTATTACAACTTTTACGGCAACACCGCGTCCTATCAACAAATCCGCTATCGGTTTGGGCGGGTCTATGATGTCGCCGGCCCCTGATAACTGATATTGTTTTAAGAGTCTGATTTTCATTTCAATAACTCCACTTTCGGTTCACACCAGTCAGGCAGGCCTTTTTTATCCAAATCGGTAACGTGATAATAAATCGGCTTAAAACCATCCTGCAATCTGCCGGGGATGGTTGCCATTAGTTCTAAGTGAGGCAGGCCGATTTTCGGAGCAAGAAACGCCTGCAATCCCGACTCGGCGAAATTGTGCCAGAAATAAATATCTTCATCCTGCCTGCCGTCATGCCAGCTTCCATTAGGGTCTGTTCTTGGAAAAAACCACGGCTTCTTTAATTTTTTAAGTGATTCAACCCTGAAAATCGTCAGCCCGAAATGGCCCGTCGTAATCGGCATCAATTCTTTTTCAAATTCGGCGGTATCAATTTGAGTATAAACTTTTTTGGTCTCATCAATCCGGCCTATTAACGGGAAGTCACATTCGCGTTTGATTTGCAGGGGAACAATCGCGTCGGCTTCGGGATATTCCTGCATCAACTGCAGCAGGCGGATAACCTGATTTTTTGTAAAATACGTGTCGTAATCAACGGTAAGGATATAGTCCGTCCCATCGTCGGTGTGCATTTCTATGAGCCGGGTCAGGACCTGACCCCAGAACACGCCGGTGCCTTTTTCGAGATTGATACCCAACGGAATCAGAGAGCGTATCGCCGAAAACATATTATCCGTAAATGTCAACCGAGGCATCGACATCACGGCAAAGGTCTTTACGTCTTTTTCAACCTCTTTTATTTCTTCTTCTTCTATGATATTCCTGAGAGCAATTACATTGTATTTGGTAACAACTGAATTGTGATACAGTTTACCGGCGGCAAGTTTCTGTATCGCCGCCCTGCCCGCCTGACCATCTCCTCCTACCGCGGGTATAAATTCAGGGTTTTCAACGTCCGGCAGGTATTCTATACACATCACACGGGGCCGGTATCTTATCATCTGGTTCCATACATGCCAGTCCTGGCCGTCAATATCAATTACGCATAAATCTATATCTTCAGGGGCGTTACATCGGGCCAAAATCAAATCAAGTGTATTTTTACCACCGATTTCAAGATTAAAAGTCTTTACATTGGGATAATTTTCACAATTTTTGACTAATCTTTCATATTTTTCCGGGTCCTTCTCAATCAAAATTGCGTTCCACCCTACCTCCACCAAACGGCGGGTATTACTGAACATAATCCCGTCTGATGCCCCTACTTCCAGGCACCATTTGTTTTTTGTGCCTATCTTGTCGAAGATGGCATCGATAATCCCATCCTCACCGTTCTGGGAGTAAATATTTCTCCTTTTAAGGGCAAATTCCGTCAGTAACGGCTTTGCCGCTTCGTTAGTGAAGCCGACCATCACATCGCCCCAGTCCTGATTGGCCCCGGTTTTTGTGCCCTGCAAATTCAGACTTATCGGATAACTTGCACAGTCGGCCGCCTCAGATACCCAGGGGCCTATCTCCGTCAGGCCCAATATCTCGAATGTCTTTTTGAGACCTTTTTCATCGAAAAACGCCTTATGAAAGTCACTGTCATCGACCTGTCCGCCGAAAACAAAACCTGCAAAATCTAAATTATCACCTTTAACATACCGCTCGGCTATCCGCGCAAAATCAGGGACGGCAACCTTCAGCACACCGCCGGGCCTGAGCCTGGCGACCCAATCGGTTAACACCTTCAGCGTTTCTCTTCGGCCGAAGTGTTCGAGGATGTGCGAGGCCCTTATTTCATCCACCGAATTGTCAGCGTAAGCAACCAACGGATATACCTGTCCTCCTGTTTTTCTGTCCAGATTGATAAAGCCGTCCAGCGGCATATCACCTGAACCCAGATTTAGTTTTAACTTTGCATCCTGCATTGTTCTTAAATCCATTTTTCTTCCTTTCGAAAAATTCCCCCGCACGCCCCTCCGAAGAGGGACGCACGGGAAGAAAAATTTACTAACCATTGACCAGGGCCAGACATCCCTGTGCATTTGTCATTGCAAGGTTGCCGTACACGGCCCCTGCATGATTCTTCTGGGCCTTCGAATCGCGGGACTCTTTACCTCTTGAGAGCAAAACAACGGCGCTTATCGTGGTCACGTTAGACGCCGCCGCCGCTCCGGTGATTATCGCTCCGAGATATTTCTTGCGTTTCCGCAGGTCCATCTGAAGCTCGCAAACACCGCCCTTGCCGGTATAAAGAACCGCCGGGATCGTCCAGCCGTGCGTTGCGTCCGTGGTTGCACTTCCTGAAAAGGCCACAATAGTCGTCTGCGAGGACGGACTTGTTGCGGTATCACTTTCGGAAATAAGTATCTCCTGAATATGCACGGCGGAACAGTTTGTCACCTGCGTACCCAGATTGATGAACAAGTTGGCATAATCATACGGCTGGCCGTTGGCATCCAGCTTTGAAAATGCAAGTTCCGTCGTCCCTGCCGCCGTTTGAAGGGTCGGCGGCATTGACACGATGCCGGAATTGTTATTTGCAAACATTTTTTTATCTCCTTGTTCTTAATTAGCCAAACCATGAACTACGAACCATTACGCCGCGTCGTAGCACATCAGACCGACAATCGGGCCGCGCGTCGAACTTGTGCCGACATCGTGAACGTTTATATCGAACCGCTCGGTTCCTCGAACGGCAAGCTCATCGGTCTCAAAGACGCTGACACTATCGACCGTCGCATGCTCGCTGAAGGCGATAGTCATTCCCTGCCGGTCTCCGAAATCGGCCGCCTGTTTCAGGTTCCCGAACAAACAACTGATTTTCTGATCGACTCCAAGGATGTTCATTGTCTCGTTCAGCTCAACCGGATAGCCAAGGACTTTTTGCACTGGAACACCATCTATAATGGTGTTGGCAACATTACCGCCGGCAGCGGTTACGAGCCGCGTAATCACGGCGTCAAAGAACGTCCCTGAACAATGCCAGGCCGCACCCAAACGGGCGTACTGCGGAAGCAGGGAGAGCAGACTCACAAGATTAGCAAGCGTGATATTTTCAAACCCCGTTCCGGTGCCCCATTCAACCAGTCCGGCTCCGGTACTGACGGATGGCGCCGACCATGCAACCGCCGTAAGACTTGGAAGGACCCCGACAATGCCGCCGTAGGTGCTTGTGCCGTCGCCGAGAAAACCGCAGGCATCCTCTTTTTGCGCGAACGCCCGGGCAATCTCTTCAACCAGCTCATCGGCCATGCTGATAATCGCATCGCTTTGAAGCTCGTTGGTAACCTTGGTAAGGACCATAATCTTTTTGGCGATCAGGTTGACCCTGTCCCACGACCCGGTCGATACGGTTCCGGCAACACCCTCGCCGACAAAGTGAGCGGTCAGTCCGCCTGTCCGCCGGTTGCGGCTCTTGGTGTCGCTGGTCATCGGCGACCTGCGGGCTAATCTGCGGAACACTCCGTATTGCTCGACCAGCTTGATGATGTCCGTATCAAGCTCATCATAAACCAGATAGCCACCCTCAGTGTTGTTGCCTTCCTGATGCAGTGCCTCCCATTGCAGCCCGATACCGTGTTCGGCGCACCATTGCCGGGCCGCTGTGTTTCCGTTTATCGCCCGGAAAAACATCCCTGCCT